GCACGACTGGTTCCAGTTAAACCAGCAGGTAGAGGCCCACTACTACAACAAGGCCTCTATCTGTGCCGACTTTCGGCCCCGGCGAGTGATCGAGATCGGCACCCGCTGCGGCTACTCGCTGGTCTCGTTTGCCCTGGCCTGCCCCGACGCCCAGTATTTCTGTTTCGACGGGGCGGTAGACGACGATTCGCTCGACTGCCTGTTGCATTGGCAGAGCGTGGTCGAGCGGTGGGCCATTGACGCGCAGCTCGTGGTCGTAGACATGACGCACGTCCGCAGCCTGCCCCGGGCCGACTTCGCCCACGTTGATGGCGACCACTCCTACGGCGGCGCCCTACGGGATCTGCGGCTCGTCGGCCACTGCCCGGCGATCCTGGCAGACGACACCGACAACGGCCAAGTCCGCCAAGCGGTCGAAGAGTTTGTTGCCGAGCGGCGGCGATCGGTCGACTGGATCAACGACGGCCTACGGCAGTGTGCGGTGATTACGGCATGAGAATCGGCATCTACGCCCTCTGCAAAAACGAAGAGAAGCACGTCTTTGACTGGGCCGAGACAACCGACGGGGCCGACGTCGTGGTCGTGACCGACACCGGCAGCACCGACACCACCGTCCAACGGCTTAAAGCGGCCGGCGTCGATGTGGCCCGGGGCTACGTCTGCCCGTGGCGGTGGGACGACGCCCACAACCTCTCCTTAAACCACCTCCCGCCCGACATCGACGTCGCCATACGCCTGGACCTCGACGAGCGGCTCCAGCCTGGCTGGCGGTCGGCAATCGAGCGGGCCTGGGTCGGCGACGTCAACAACCTCCGCTATCGCTACGTGTGGTCGTGGGCCGCCGACGGCCGGCCTGGCGTGGTGTTCGACTCCGACCGGGTGCACGCCCGGCACGGGTTTCGCTGGGCCTCAGCGACCCACGAGGGCCTCGTGGGATGGTCGGACACAAAACGATACGCCGACGCGCCCGGCCTAGAGATTCACCACCACCGGGACGCTGGCAAGGTTCACAAGACCGACCTGGCCCTCTTGCGGGTGGCGGTCCGTGAGGCCCCGCACGACGCCCGGGCCTGGTGGTATCTTGCCCGCGAGATGGAGTGGGCCGGCGAGCCTGACGCGGCGGCCACGTTCGCCCATTACGTGGCCATGACAGGCCAGCCCGCAACCGAGCGAGCCTATGCCTATCGGGCGTTGTATCGGCTTACCGGCGAAGAACTGAACCTCCACCGGGCCGCGAAGGAGGCGGTGGGCGAGCCCGACGCCTGGCAGGCGCTCGCGTTTTGTCACTACCAGCGCGAAGAGTGGCGGGAGTGCTTTGCATTTGCTTGGCAGGCTATCGCCGCCGATGGGCCGTCCACCCATGCGACTGAGCCGACAGCTCGAGCCAGAGCGGCCGATGTCGGGTGTATCGCAGCTCTAAGGCTAGGCAACCAGCCAGAGGCCCTGCGGCTCGCGCGGCTAGCCTTGGCACAATTTCCAGAGGACGAGCGGATCGCCGTTAACGTGGCGAAGCTCGAGCAGGAGGCCGCCGCGTGAGCCAGCTGGTTTTAATTGCCGACGCCCTGGCCGCCAGCCTAGGCGACTACGCCTTTACCTCCGGGCCACAGCCTGACGTAAAGCGGCTCAACTGGCCGACATACGACGCCGAGGACATGCGGGATCCGATCATCGCCGTGACCGCTGCCGGGGCGGTTATCGAGCGGGTCGACCGGACCCACCACCAGTACGACTACCAGATCAACGTGTTTATCGGCCGGCACACTCCCACCGAAGCCTTGGCGAACGAGATGTTTAAGCTGGCTGAGGAAATGACTGACGCAATTCGCGCCCACGTTTGGGACGACATGACACCCTGGCCGGCTGGCGTGACCAGCCCAGTGACCGTTGAAATGATCCTAAACCCAGACGAGGCCCTACAAGACAGGAACGTCTGGCGGGCCGTGGTCACCGTTGGCTACAGGGTGTTTCGCTAATGCCAAGGCTAAAAGTCAAAACTTCGGCTCGTCTGATCTCGGCCTCAGACATGCGGGCGCGGATCGAAAAGGGCAACTACCAGGCCCTGCGGTTTGCGGCCCGAGACGTGTGGCAGGCATCCAAGCGAGGGATCGGCCAGGCAGCACCCAAGCAGACTGCGGCTGGCGGAAAAAAGGTCGGGGCCGGAGCTATTGTCGAAATTATGGGCGGTCTGTACCGCGACCTGACCATGCTATCAAGCGGCAAGCCGCGCTCTGCAGGAAAGCCCATTAAGTCGTGGAGCCCAAAAAGGTTTCTCTACAACTCGCTGTTTAGCTATTGGGACAACTCTAAAAAGTCAGCGGTGATAGGCCCGTACCGAGGGCAAGAGCTGGCCCGCCTTCACCAATTTGGCGGCACGCTAAGGCTAGTTGCCTACAGCACCGGCGCTCGTCAGGCCGTACAAGCCAAAGAGGAACAGATTGCTAAAGGAAAAAACGGCGGGCGTGGCCCCGGCGGAAAGTTCCTGCCGCGAAAGCCGGTAGCCAGAAAGCACGAATACGGCGCCATTATTTGGAGCCACGTAACCCCTCGCAACGCCAAGAACTGGGATCGCAGCTCGCTGACCAAGAGCGCCCGCTACCCGGCCCGGCCGTTTATGCGCGGCTCTGCGGGAGTCGAGAAAGTGATTCAGCGTATTCGCCTGCGGTTTCGTAACACGCTGCCGATCGGCGGGCGGGCGGCCTAGCCACACCCCCTGCGGCCATGCGCCGGCAGGGGCTAATTTTAACGGCACCCACCACCCAAGGGCCTCAACACATGGCAGTGACTCTCGGCAAAGACGTAACCGTAACGGGCGTGACCGCCGCCCGATCTATCACGATCAACAACTCGGCCAACGAGGTCGACTGCACGGCGTTCAGCGACGGGGCTGGCGGTTTTCGCAAATACAAAAAGGCTCTGATTGAGCAGACGTGCGAGCTGGAGTGCGTCGACGATCCCGGCGTAGCGATCGGCGCTACGTTCACGCTGGGCGGAACCAACATAGAGACTGGCCAAGTGAAATACGTCGTAACCAACATCGGCACATCAGACCCAATCGACGGAATTACAACGTTTACGGTGTCCGCATCTCGCACAGAACAATAAACTAATTCAGCAACCACGAGGTAAACTATGGCAATTGTTCTCGGCAAGGACGGCGCAGCGCCTCCGATCGGCACAGACATTATTTCCGTCACCAAAACGGAAGAGTGCGAAGCCGTTGAAATTACGAATAGAGAAAACGCCGGTGGCGGTGTTGGCACCCCAGGTTTTCGCCTGTTTAAATCTGGATTTAAGTCGGAAACATTTGAGATCGAGTGCCACGATCCTGCTGGCTTGATTACGGACCTTGAGGCCCAGTTCACCGCCGGGGTTGCCTCCGTGGTCAGCGTTACCGAAAACGCATCTATCGACGGCGTAAAGACGTTTACCGTGACCCTGCGGCGGGGGTGATCCGTGGCGATCACGCTTGGCAAGGATGTTACGGTATCGCTTGGCAGCAATATCGCCTCGGCTCGTAGCGCCACGTTCTCGGAGACGGCCCGGACGATTCCTATTGAGCGATACGGCAGCCGGCTCGAGGAGTTTTATTCAACCGGCCGGACTGCGACCGTTTCGATCACGCTCAATAACGGCTCCGACGCCACCTCGCTATTTAGTTCGCTGCAGACCGGCGTGGAAATTACGGTTTCAGGCGGAAGCGGCGGTTTCGGGTTTCCGGCTATCGTGACCTCAATTAGTGAGACCTGTCCGCTGGACGGAGTCTGTGAGTTTAGTATTGAGGCTCAAATGACCTTGGAGGGACTTAAGTGAGAGAGTTTAAAGACGACGAGGGGCGGCCCTGGCGAGTCGCCTTAACTGTGGCGGCCGCGCTGCGGGTTCGCGACATGGTGACCGTCGAGGTTGACGACCTCGACAACGATGGCAACGCCATCGGCATAAAGCAGGCGGCGTTCGACATCGTCAACGTGCAGACCATCGCCAAGACATTCCAGGTATTGCGGGGCCAGTTTGCCACGATCGGCGAGGTTCTGTACGCCATCCTGGTCGCCCAGGTAGACGAGCGAAAGATGACTCGTGAGCAGTTTCTTGAAGGGCTGCGGGGCGATGCCCTGGAGTCCGGGGCCAAGGTGCTCGAGGAGGAACTAGTCGATTTTTTCCCCCTCCGGCTGCGACGCATGGTCGGCCTGCTCGCAGCCAAGATGGACGAGGTTCAAGACCAGCTCATGACCGAGGCCGAAGCGGGGATCGAGAGATTCAGCCCGGAGTCTGGCGAGCAATCTGGGAAGCTGCCGGAATCCTCGGAGTGCATCCCGGAGAGTGGACACTCCGCCAGCTCTCCGCAGCTCGTGACAGCCGGCTAGAGCATGACTGGTGGCACACCGCAAACCTGATCGCGACACTCGCCAACCTCCACAGAGACAAAAACAAGCCTGCCCACGATCCCGCAAAGTTTCACCCATTCGCCAAGAAAAAGCCGGCCCGGGAAGCCACGCCCGAAGAGATCAAAGCCCTGTTCGGCCCTGATTGGGCCAAGGTTAAAACATGAGTGCCGGCAAGGTTCGACAAGGCGGCGTGTTTGTCGAGATCGGGGCAGACGCGAAGAAGTTTTTCGCCACGCTGTCGCGGGTCAACGCCCAGATCGGCAAGGCCGGCAAGGCCATGGCGATGATGGGCGCTAGGCTTACGGCGGTCGGCACCGCAATCACGGCTCCGATCGCCGGGGCGGCGGCCGCCTTCGCAAGCGTTGGCGATGCCGCCCAGAAGATGGCCGCCCGGACAGGTATGTCGGTTGAGGCGGTCACCGGCCTCGCGTTCGCCGCCGAGCAAAGCGGCGCCGACATCGCCACGCTCGAAAAGGGCATCCGCACAATGCAGCGGACCCTGGACGACGCCGCCAACAAGGGTGGCGAGGCTGCCGACTCTCTGCGGAGGCTGGGCATCGATGCCGCCCAGCTGGCCGGCATGAGCCCCGAAGACCAGTTTACGGTCATGGCCCAGGCCCTGTCGCAGATTCAAGATCCGGGCGAGCGGGCCGCCTTGGCAATGCAGATCTTTGGTCGAGCAGGTTCGGCGCTGATTCCGCTGTTGTCCGGCGGTGCCGCCGGGATCGCCGAGCTGCGGGCCGAGGCCGTGCGGCTGGGCATCGTGATGGACCAGGACACGGCCGACTCGGCTGCCGCCCTGACTGATGCCATGAACGCTATGGGCCGGGCCTTTCGGGCGATTGTCGTCAACGTAGGCGGGGCAGTGGCCCCGATATTCACGAAGTTAGCGCGGGTTATGTCCGTGCTGGGCGGCGACTTTTCCCGGTTCGTCAAAGAAAACGGGCGGTTCGTCCAGATCGCCTTGGCCGTCGGGACCGCAGTGGCCGGCCTTGGAATCGCCCTAACCACGGCCGGGTTTGCGGTCATGGGAATGTCTGCGGCCCTCGGTGCGTTGGCTTCGCCGTTTCTCATGATTGGCCGGCTGGCGGTGGGGCTGGTTTCTGTAGCTGCGTCCGTTGCCTCGGGCTTATTGGCCATGTCGGCTACGATTGCCACAGCAACAGCAGGGGCCGCGGTTGCGGTCTCTCGGTTTGTCGTGACCGGGGTGGGCCAACTGGCTTCGTACGTCGCCTCGACCGCCATGGCTGGCGCAGCGTCTGTAGCTTCTGCCGCCAAGGTCGCAGCGTCTTGGGCTGTTTCTGCAGCCGTGGGCCTAGCCTCTTTTGCTGTGGCCGCCGACGTTGCCCTTGGCGGATATGTTGCCAAGACGCTCGCTATTGTGGCCTCGACTGTCGCCAGTGCCGCAGCCATCGCGGCCGCGTGGATTGGGCCGCCGATCGCCGCGATCACTGCCTGGGCGACAGCAACCGCCGCCGCGGTAGCTGGCTACGTTTCGTCGCTCGCAACTGCGGCCGCCGCCACCTTAGCCAGGGTCGGCGCGATCGCGGCCGCGTGGGCTGCCACCGCAGTGGCTTCGATTACGGCTTTTGCCGTTGCCGTGGATATTGCACTGGGCGGCTATCTATCCAAACTCGCCGTTATGGTGGCTGGCACAGTAGCCAGCACCGCCAAAGTCGCCGCTGCGTGGGTCGGGCAAGCGCTGACCGGCGTCATGTCATTTGCAGGCAGTGCCCTGGCGGGCATAGGCACCTACCTTGGCGGTTTGGCTATGGCGGTCGTCTCGACTGTCGCCAGCACGGCTGCCATGGCCGCCGCATGGCTTGCGCCCTTGGCTCCTTTGCTAGCCATTGGGGCGGC